TGAAGATCATGGCGGTCGCGTGCTTCACTCGGGCAGGTTCGGCTGATCGAAACATGCTTGGGATATCGAACATCCCACCCCCCGCCTCTTGCGGTGCCGCGTCGAGCGTTTCGAGCGTCTGTCCGTTTACGCGGGCAACGTCCGCAGCCGGGTCGTCCAGCCGTTCGAGATTCCGCTCCGCACGCGCCTCGTTGATCGTCAGCAGCCCCGCCGCCACATCCGCACGGGTGCGATCGGCAAGCACCGCCTCGTCACGCTTGACGGGATCGTCGTACACGAAGCTGTACACCTCTGGGTCGAGGCCGAACAAGGGCAGCAGCAGTTCGTTCTTCTGGGCAGCGTCCGCGATCAGACGCGGGCGAATCTCGGCGCCCATGTACTGCTCGGAGAACCCGACCAACGCAGACGCATAGGTCGAGTCGTTGCTATCGCCCATGCTCTCGGTGTGACCGAACGCGGAGCGGATACGCTTCTCGTAATGCTCGATCTTGAGCATCGACTGAAGTTCCTTCTCAGGCCACACGAACGGAGTCCACGCGACCTTGCCACTTGCCACATAGGTCTTGTGCCCGTTCGCTGCACCGCCGAACTTGCTGTTGATCCGCCGTTCGAGTTCGTCGAGTTGCTTGGGATCGACTACGCCGTCCACCGTCAGCATCGAGTCGGGACGGTTGCCGCGATTCACGAACGCCAGGTCGTGCATAATGTTCTGCACGATCAGATCCGCTTCCGCCAACACGCCCGCAAGCGGCCCCTCTGCGTCATACGGGTTGAACCGCGACGGCTGGAACTTGAACATCATCACATCGTCGAGCTCGAGGTGCGCAATGTTGGTCTCGGATCGTCCGTAGATGTACCCGCTATGCCCGTCGTCGTCGTACTGGAGTTCGACGAACTGCGCGGGCATGGGGTAGAGTTCCGTCACACCGTCGCCGCCGCGTGCGATGAGTTCGTAGGACTTGCCGCAAATCTCGCGGAAGTAGAACGAGTACCACGATGCGTGGATGCCGATCATGCCGGGCGTGGGCCGTGCGAGCAGGTCGAGGATCGGGTGGGTCATCACCTCCTCCACCTCGCCGCCCGCCTCCATGAAGGACGCGATGTTCTTGCCCATCGTGCCCGACGCGAGTGCCTTGTGTGTGGCGGTGCCGATCGCCTTGCCCGCGTAGGTGCGACGGTCGATACCGGCCACCTCGGTACGCCTCATTAACCGCAGGGGTATCGAGGAACACACACGCGCGTTCTTGCTCGCACAGTCATGCACCACGCCTAGAGCGCGTCGTATGGCCTCCTGTGCGGCCACATCCTGCGGGCGGTAGTTGTGGCGGTTCTTCTCCGCGTCCCGCACGGTCGCGTTATCCCACACCGTCGCGGCTTGGGAACTGTTCAGTTTCTTGGTCTTAAACGGCCAGTTCATTACCACCCCCACTCGGAATCAGCGCGACGCTCTGCGAAGGTCGGCACCGTTGTTTGTTTCTGTTCTTGCTCTGCCTCACCACCGGCGAGGTAGAAGGTTGGCCCTTGATCTATGTGCTGTGTGTAGTACCTCAGCGCGTCGAGGGCGTGGTTGTTTTCGTCCTTCGGCTTGTCTTTGTAGCCGCTCAGGTTCTTCGCCCACTCGTAGGTTTCAAACTCGGCAATCAGGTTCGTGCAGGAAGGGTCTACCGTCAGCCGTGGGCGACCATCGCCGGGATCGGCCAACCGTGCCTGTACCTTGCTCACGCCCGCCGTGATGGAGTCTGGCCCCTTGCGTGCGGGTATCGCCTGAATACCCTTCTGCTGCATCGCCTCGATGAGCGCGGGCTCTGCCGAATCAACGACCACGATGTCGGACGGGTCACGCCGCATCCCAAGTAGCGCCGTGATACCTTGATCGTGCGTCTTACCCCGCTCGTACCACTCACGCGAGACATGCATGCGACCGTCCCCATCGGTGAGGATCTCGAGCATGGCGAACGGGTCGGTGTAGCCGGGGTCAACCGCGTAGCCAACCGTTCGCGGCTCGAAGTCCAGCGTCATCACATGCACGCGACGATCCCACTGGTCATACACCAGACCGTCCGAGCCCACCCACTTGCCCAGCACATAGCGTTCGTACGCCACGCCCGTCATCTTCTTCAATGACTCGATGTAGTCGGGGGCCTTCTCCATCAAGAAGTGGTTGTCGAAGGTGCTGGACTCAATGACGCGGTGCGTGTCGTCGAGCATCGACCCGCCAGGTGCGAGCCCCCACCGCAACGCAGCCCAGTGCGAGGGCGGGCCGGGGTTGCACGCCCCGTACAACTGGCGTGTCAGGCCGGGCACGGTCATTCGCACGCGACCATTGAGCATGATGTAGTCATCAAGCGTGAGATCGACCACCTCGTCGATCGCACAGCCCGTACCGTTCACCGAGCCAAGTTTACTGGGGTCGTCAAGGCCGAAGTACATGATCTGCCCGCCGCCGTGGATGCGGATGATGCCCTCGCTCTTGTTGTGCGTGTAGGTGCCGGGCTCAAGCACGGGCGGAAGATCGCCGTCTGGTTCGAGTAGGGTTTTTAGCGTGGACTTCTTGAGCGACACCAGCGTCTTGCGACAAAGGAACTCCACCGCGCCGGGGTGCGATGCACGCACGCGGAGCTTCCAGCACAACGCCCGCGACTTGGCCGCAGCGAACGCACCCGAGTAGAGCAGGTGGCGTGTGTGCATGTCCTGCACGAACAGGAGCTGCTTGGGTAGAAGTTCGATCGCGGCCGTGGTCAAGCAGGCACCCCCACCGCTTCGATGCGTGCCCGTGCAATCTCGACATACTCAGGGTCAAGTTCGCATCCGATATAGTTGAATCCCTCACGAACAGCCGCCTTGCCGGTGCTGCCCGAGCCGTTGAACGGGTCGAGTACGGTGCCTCCAGGTGGTGTGATGAGGCGGCATAGGTATGCCATGAGGTCGGTTGGCTTGACGGTGGGGTGGTGGTTCTTGCGTTCGGTGTTGCACCTCAAGTATGGGTTTTCGATGAGCTTTGTCCTACCGTCGTCTGTGGTAGTCTCCCGCCACTCCCTCAGCCCCTCGTCCCGATCCTTCTTACTCGCCTTCGCACAGTAGAAGTACCGGCTCGCCTCACCCATGCCAGCGGTTGCCTCGTCGCTGCCGTCGTGGATCAGGTTGGCGGGGAAGCGGCCCTGCTGCTGTCTTCCTGTGTACGGATTGCCAGCACCATCACCGAACGGCTTTGCACCGTTGTCCCATGTGTTGATTGTTACAATCTCATCCCCCACCCGACACCCATCCACATTGATCGCACCCGTCCCCCACTCCAACACATTCGCCGCGACCGTACCCTTGAACGGCTTGCGTGCGAGGATGATGGGCTCGACGGCGGTATTGTCAAATCCCAGTTCGTCCTCGCCCCGCAGTGAGATGTGCCCCGCGTCGATAGCACTCCCTATTGCAGAAAGCCGTTGGATGCTCTCTAAGAACGCAGCGCTTTCGCTCAATATCTTTGCCGCAGGCAGCGCATTGAACCACTGCCCACCGTGAATCGACGCGGCCTTGATGATGGATTCTGGCGTGATCTCGGATGTGCAACACCTCAAGGTTCTCAATCCGATTGTCGTCTTTGATTCCATTTCGGTGATGGACATGCTCCCGCTTTGAGAGAGTCCTGCCAAGATGCTTTTCCATGACAACACGGTGTTCAAGCAGGTACTTGCCGCAGACATCAACTGCGACATATCCATCTGAGCGAGTAAATCGCCCCGTGTACTGGTGAGTTCTTCGGCACTCCATTGAGCAGTATCGAGCAGTTGCCCTTCGCTTAGGTTTGACCATGAATGTACTTCCGCACCCGACACACTTGATATCAACAGGCATAGTTTGGCCTCCAGACGCAATAGGTTCCACACTATTGTATCACATTCCGTCTGGTGCGGGACGGGCTTGGTGGCGAATATAATGTTTTCAACAGCGGGCTTGAGTGCAGTGCCCCAGCCGTCCCATTGCTGGGCTGCGGGGGTTGCGGGGGCGGTGATG